CACAAAAACAAATGGGTATAGTGTCTAATCTTATTACAGACATGACCTTACGAGGTGCACCAGAGAAAGATATTGCTAAGGCTGTAAAACACAGCATGGTAGTCATAGATGCAGAAAAACATAAGTTAGACTATAAACAATCCGAGAAGGATAACGATATAGCATTGCTGAAAAAAACGTACCAGCGTCATCAGACTATAGATGGGGATACCAAGGAGAGTGGAGCCTCGACTCTATTGTCGCGACGCAAGCAAGAAACTCAAGTTCCTGAAAGACAGGGATCAGGACGGATAAACCAAAGGGGTAAGAGCTGGTATGATCCTAGTAAACCAGAGGGAGCTATATTGTATAAAGAGTCTGGTAGAACATATGTTGATCCTAAGACAGGAAAGACTAAACAGGCTATGACAAACGTGTCGTTAATGTCTGTGATAGATGACGCACATAAGCTATCGTCAGGGCATCCAAAAGAAAACGCATACGCCGATTACGCTAACAAGATGAAAGCCATGGCTAATGATGCACGTAAAGAGGCAGTATATACTGGCAGACTCGCAACAAATGCAAGTGCGAGGCGTACATATCAGTCAGAAGTGGATTCTTTAAACGCTAAACTTAACATTGCAGCGCTTAATGCACCAAGAGAACGACGTGCTCAAGTCCTAGCTAATTCAGAGGTGAAAGCTAAGAAACAATCTAATCCTGAATTAGAAAAAGATAAGAAGGCATTGAAAAAAGTAAAACAGATTGCGATAAACAAAGCACGAATCGCTGTTGGAGCAAGTGGTAAGGATACGCGTATCAACATAACGGACAAAGAATGGGAAGCTATTCAGTCTGGTGCAGTAAGCGATTCCAAATTGACAAAGATACTAAGGTATGCGGATCAAGATGTAATAAGACAAAAGGCTACCCCTAAGTCTAATGGTGCGTTATCCTCTGCTCAAGTTAGTAGAATCAAAGCTTTGGCTGCATCAGGTTATACAAATGCTGAAATCGCAGAAGTTTTAGGAAAGTCAACATCAACAGTTTCGAAATATTTAAATAGTTGAAAGGAAGTGTGAAGTTATGATTAAATGTGCGTTAACCACAATCGATAATCCGTTTGATCCATTTGACCAATTCGATCAATGGTATATGTTCGATCTTGACAAAGGTTACAATTCCTGTTCGTATTTGGATCGCGTTTCTCATACTTCTGATCAATTAAGTGAAGAAGAAAACGATCGTGAAATTGAACGAGCAATTGATGAAATTATCAAATATGATTTTATGAACATTTATAAAAAAGTCACTAAAAAATTTAAATCGTCATAGAATTTGCTGAGCTTTGAAGTAATTATCATGAAAAAACGGCAATATCTAAAAATAGATGATGATACTTTGACAGAAGTATAAAAGCAGTTTGACATTTACTGAGATATAATGGCTTCAATCATGTTTGGCTATAAACATTGATTTAGCAGTATGAAGACATGAGCATTCATTTAATGTGTTGTTCTATACTAAACCTCTATTAGTGGAATGCGAATATGGAAGTGTATGCCATCGTATAAGCTACCATAAAAGAGTGACACTTTTGTGCCATCATAAAAAGATACAAAACACATTAATAAGTCGATATATTGTATGATAATGAAAAATTTATGATTTAAAAATGACGGTATAGATAGAATATCATGGTCAATAGTCGTTGCATTGTAATGTTCGGCTTTGAGGTGTAAGGGGGGTCTCAAAATTAGCACCCCCCTCCCTCATCGCCCGCCTCCTTGAAAATTCTCCGGGGGCAATTTTTAAAAAACGTTTTATATTTTCATGTAGTATTCTAAAAGGTTCATAAGGTTGTTGATGCGGTGTTGGTTTTTGTTTGTTTTTGGATCGCGCTTAACTCCTTTCGGCGAATAGAGTCATATAACTTTATGAACCTCTTTGAGTGCTACATGAAAACTACGTAAGAACGATAATCTTATAATACCAATCTTTCAGAAAGGATGACCAAAGTATGGCTAAAATAAAAAAAACAAACGCTATTCCAAATGCCAAGAAAAATAGAGTTGCAACTTCGCCGGAAGCGAGGGAAAATCAACTTATATCTTTGGCAGTAGATCTTGCTGAACAGCAATTGAGAGATGGAACAGCATCGTCTCAAGTCATTTCTCACTTTCTTAAGCTAGCTTCAACAAAAGAGAAGTTGGAACGAGAGATACTTGAAAAACAAAAAGATTTAATAACCGCCAAGACGGAGAATCTTCATTCTGCTCAAAGAATAGAAGAATTATACGAAAACGCAATGAATGCTTTAAAAGGCTATAGCGGACGAGATGATAGCGATGATTAAAACATATTCTGAATTGATAACGTTTGACAGATACATAGATAGATTTAAGTATCTTCAATTGAACGGATATGTCGGAAAGGAAACATTTGGGTTTGATAGATATATAAATCAAGCACTCTATCATTCAGCTGAATGGATGAGATTCAGAGATAAGGTTATAATCAGAGATTGTGGGTGCGATCTTGCTACGATTGGGTATGAAATATATGGACCGATAACGATACATCATATTAATCCTATAAGTAGAGATGACATTATTAATCGTAATCCATGCGTGTTTGATTTAGAGAATGTTGTATGCACCACAAACGATACCCATAATGCTATACATTACGGAGATGAAAGTTTATTAATATGTACACCTAAGGTTCGTACTAAAAACGATACATGTCCGTGGAAATAATAAAAAAGGTAAAAACAATAAAATACCAGAGGAAGTTCTTGAAAAAGAAATTTTGTATGATGAAAACTCGGATTGCGTAGAAACAACGGTTGATGAGCCGGAAGATAAAATAACATACGGAATTGTATGCGGATGCGATAAGTTAAGGTTAAGAGAGGAACCGTATGTTGATAGTAGAATAATATCAGAGTTGCCAAAACACACAAGAGTTATCGTTGATGAAAATATCACTAATGACGAATGGGCTTATGTGGAAACTGAATTTGGATCTGTCGGTTATTGTATGAAAAATTACATAGATCTCAACACAAAAGGTGATTGGCATGACAGATAGCATATTAACTACTATAAAAAAAATGTTGGGCATATCAGAGGAATACGAGCATTTCGATATCGATATAATAACTCACATTAATTCTACTTTTTCTATACTTGCTCAATTAGGAGTTGGACCTGATAAAGGTTTTTCTATACACGATAAAACTGCAAAATGGTCTGATTACATATCTGATGAAGACGCAACATCGGAATTGGTAAAAACATATGTTCAATTAAAAGTACGGATGCTGTTCGATCCACCATCAAGTAATGCTGTTATGGAGTCGTTTAACAGAACCATAAACGAACTCGAGTTTCGACTTAATATTTCTAAAAGTTTTGAATAGTCAAGGAAGGAGATGATATTCATGATAGATGATCAACTATATCATCACGGAATCTTAGGAATGAAGTGGGGTGTAAGGCGTTATCAGAACAAAGACGGTAGTCTTACTAACACCGGCAAAAATAGATATGACCGAGATGTAAGAGAAAATAATTCTAAAAAAAAAGATAATCGGATCAGAATAGACGGACCAGACCCGAAACGTTGGGTTAAAGAGGATCTAAATAGAGCTAGAAGAGTTGTTGATACATCTTCTGATTTATTAAAACAGGCAAAGAATATAGAACAAAATACAAGATCACGACATAGTTCGAATGAAATGAATCTAAAAAACATGACAAATCAGCAACTTCGTGAAAAGATTGAAAGAGAAAATCTAGAGCAACAGTATAAACGTTTGTTTAATAAAAAAGAAAAAATATCAAAAGGACGACGTTATGTAGAAGATGCCCTAGAAATAGGTGGAACTGTTTTGGGTGTAGGCAGTTCAGCACTCGGAATAGCTCTTGCAATTAAGGAATTAAAGGGATAGTAATAAGGAGTGAACGTTTATGGCATTGTCGAATACTGCTGTACCTAAATATTACGGTATGTTTAGAGATGCTGTAATTAGGGGAGAAATACCGGTATGCAAAGAAGTCGGCATGGAGATGTATAGGATAGACGATCTTATTGCGAATCCCGGAATATATTATGACGATCAGGCAGTTGAGGGCTGGATAAAGTTTTGCGAGGCAGAATTAACTCTAACTGACGGTTCTGATTTAACATTGCTTGAATCATTTAAATTATGGGGAGAGCAAGTTTTCGGATGGTATTATTTCGTGGATAAAGATGTATACGAACCAAATCCTGATGGACATGGAGGTCATTATGTTCATAAAACTGTGAAAAAGAGACTGATTAACAAGCAATTTTTAATAGTCGGCAGAGGCGCTGCAAAATCACAATATGAATCCTATATGCACGAATACTATTTGAATGTTGACACATCAACAACACATCAAGTGCATACATCCCCGACTATGAGACAAGCTGAAGAAGTGTTAGCACCAATGAGGACTGCTATTATGAGAGCACGTGGTCCTTTATTTAAATTTTTAACTGAGGGTTCGTTACAAAATACAACCGGTTCAAAAGCGAACAGAATGAAATTAGCCTCGACCAAAAAAGGAGTAGAAAATTTTCTGACAGGTTCGTTAGTTGAAATTCGACCAATGTCAATAGATAAGCTTCAAGGCTTAAATAGCCGAATAAATACTGTCGACGAATGGCTATCGGGAGATGTTCGCGAAGATGTTATAGGTGCGCTTGAACAAGGTGCTTCTAAAAATGACGATTACTTAATAATAGCTGTAAGCTCAGAGGGAACCGTTCGTAATGGACCGGGCGATACAATCAAAATGGAATTGATGGACATTCTAAAAGGTGAATATGTCAATCCGCATGTTTCGATTTGGTGGTATAAATTAGATTCGGTTGACGAGGTTTCAAATCCCGATATGTGGCTAAAGGCTAATCCTAATTTAGGAAAGACTGTCAGTTATGAAGCATATCAAATAGATGTAGAACGAGCCGAAAAAGCACCATCAGCCAGAAATGATATTTTGGCAAAGCGTTTTGGGTTACCTATGGAGGGATACACCTATTATTTTACATACGAAGAGACTATTCCGCATAGAAAAAGGGAGTATTGGCAGTTGTCGTGCGCATTAGGTGCTGACCTATCACAAGGTGATGATTTTTGCGCGTTTACTTTTTTATTCCCGTTAGGTAATGGACGTTTTGGAGTTAAAACTCGAAACTATATTTCCGAAATAAAATTGATGAAATTACCACAAGCAATGCGTGCAAAATACGAACAATTTATTAATGAAGGTAGCTTGGCCGTATTGCCAGGCGTTGTACTTGATATGATGGAAGTTTATGAAGATTTGGATAAATTTATAGCAGAAAACGAATACGATGTTTGTTGTCTCGGATTCGATCCATATAACGCAAAAGAGTTTATTGCCAGATGGACTACCGAAAATGGTCCTTATGGAATCGAAAAAGTAATTCAGGGTGTAAAAACGGAATCGGTTCCACTGGGCGAATTAAAAAAACTAGCCGAGGAACGTTTGTTGTTATTCGACGAAGAACTCATGTCATGGGCAATGGGAAATAGTATAGTCATGGAAGACACTAACGGTAATAGAAAACTTTTGAAAAAAAGATACGAGGAAAAAATCGATGCTGTTGCAGCTATGATGGATGCTTTTGTCGCATTCAAGATAAATAGAGAAGCATTCGAATAATATTTTACTCGCTTATTAAGTGCTGCTAATAGCAGCTTTTTTTTTATTTAAAAATAAAGGGAGGAATTTAGAGTGAATATATTTAGTAGACTCCAGCATGGCTGGAACGCTTTTATGAACAAAGATCCAACTGTGGTATATAAACCTCAAATAAATACATATTCGTATCGACCGGATAGAGCTAGATTCTCAGGACGCAACGAACGTTCCATAGCGACATCGATATATAACCGAATATCTATGGATGCGGCATCTATAGATATAAAACATGTTCGGTTAGACGCGAATGATCGTTATACAGAAATGATGGATTCCAGTCTTAATAACTGTTTGACACTAGAAGCCAATATTGATCAAACAGCCAGAGCATTCATGCAGGATATATACTCATCATTGTTGGACGAAGGATGTGTTGCTATTGTTCCGGTAGATACTACGCTTGATCCGAATATTAGTAATTCATACGATATTTTATCAATGCGTACCGGACAAATAATTGATTGGAGAACTGATTCAGTAAAAGTTAGATTGTATAACGAAATATCCGGAAGGAAAGAGGATATATGGTTAGCTAAAAAAAATATAGGCATCGTGGAGAATCCTTTATACGCAGTTATAAATGAGCCTAATTCGACAATGCAACGCTTGATAAGGAAATTGTCTTTATTAGACGGAGTAGACGAACAAGCCAGTTCTGGAAAATTAGACTTAATAATCCAATTGCCGTATGTAATAAAAACCGAAGCACGAAAAAAACAAGCTGAGGAACGTCGTAAAGACATAGAAGAACAATTATCAGGTTCTAAATATGGTATTGCTTATACAGATGGCACAGAAAAAATAACACAGTTAAATCGTTCGGTGGAAAATAATCTAATGAAACAGATTGAGTATTTGACGAGTATGCTATATAGCCAGTTAGGAATAACTCAAACTATCATGGATGGTACTGCTGATGATAAGACTATGTTGAATTATTATTCTCGCACTATAGAACCTATGGTTGCTGCTGTTGCGGATGAAATGAAACGAAAATTTCTTACAAAAACAGCAAGAACACAAGGACAATCCATACGTTATTATAGGGATCCATTTAAGCTTGTACCGGTATCTGATTTGGCAGAAATTGCAGATAAGCTTACTCGAAATGAAATATTGACTTCGAATGAAATGCGACAAATTATAGGTATGAAACCTTCTGACGATCCGAAAGCAGATATGCTAATCAATAGTAACATCAACCAATCGCCAGAAATGCTTAATGAAAATAAGCCATTAGTACAACAAGAAAAGGAAGGAGAAAATCAAAATGAATAATTATGATTTTAGTGGTTATGCCACTAGAAATGATTTATTATGCGAAGATGGTAGAACCATCCGAAAAGATGCGTTCAAAGATAACGACGGAGCAACGGTTCCTTTGATTTGGAACCATAACCATAAAGATTCACAGGCGGTTTTAGGACATGCTTTATTAGAGAATCGCAAAGATGGTGTATACGCCTATTGTACATTTAATGATACAGAGGAAGGCGAGCATGCAAAACAACTAGTACATAACGGCGATGTAAGGTCGTTATCAATTTATGCTAATAAACTGAAGCAAGTCGGTGGCGACGTGATACATGGTTCTATAAAAGAACTAAGTCTCGTGCTGGCGGGATCTAATCCAGGGGCGTATATCGACTTCGTTATGGCTCATGGTGAAGATGAGGACGATGG